CACTACTGGACCCCTTGTGAAGGGTATACTAAACAAGGCTGTAGCTAACAATAAACGTGGTAGCTTCAACGGTGGTTTGAGACTTGGTAACAATAACAATAACATCATCAATGGAAAACCAAAGCCTGTATACAACAACTCTAACTCCAACTCCAACAACAATGTCAAACAAAACATGAAACCTAACCCTACATTCGAACCAAATATGAAAAACAACCCCACGTTTGAAGTATTCGAAAACAAGAAACCCAATAACAAGCCCAAGATTACAAATGAAAATTTACGACCTATGAAATCTGCTATCGGTGGTCTCAAACAATTACCAAAAAATAAAAAGTCTGGTTTCGAATCAAGACTCAATGCTGCATTCAAGAACCAAAATCTCAATAAGATGAAAGCTATTAGGAACGAGGCGATAGCCGCTAATAAGACGATACAGAATCAACTCGCCGAGGAAAAGAGATTGAAGGAAGAGGCTAAGGAAGCTAAGCGAAAGGAGGAAGCGGAAAAGGCAGCTGCAAAGAAGGCTGAAAGAGAAGCCAAGAAGAAAGCCAATGAGGAGGCGAAGGAAAAGAAAAAGGCTAACGCTCTAAAGGCGGTAGAAAATGCAGCGAATGCGTATGTGGCGGCGAGGAAACCAAAGCCCCCTAATGCACCCAAGCCTAACAAACCTTCGTTTAAAGCCCTAGTTCAAAAGAATAAGGAACGACGTGTCATGAACGCAGTTAAAACTGCTGCCCAAAAGACGGCGATCAGTGAGGCTACCGGTGCGGAGCGTATAAAGTTGGCTAAAAAGTTTGCACCTAGGACTCAAGCGAACGTGAAGAAATCCAACAACGCGGGTAAGATATTTAAGACGAATGTGAGAAAGGCGGCGGAGGGGGCAGCTGAATCTGCGAAGGAGAAACTCCGTAAAAACGCGGAAAAGAGGGCGACTATGATGAATAAATCCAGCTATCAAGCTAAAATTAACAGTCGAAACTTTAAGATACCAAAGAATCGAAAGAAGATATTCACCAGTCGTATTCAAAGGGCGACGACCTTGGGTCAAGTTCTGAAGGCATATGAAAATGCTCAAAGTGAACTACCTAAGTAAACCCAAAAATATGTAAAAAGTAACTAAAATGAATCATCCCGACGACGATTGTACCGTGATTACCGACATGCCTCTCAGCGACGAGGTTGTCGATTTCATCGAAAAGGGTCTTCACCGTGATATGACTGAGGAAGATGTAGAGAATTGGTGTGGGAATAACCTTGATGGTCTCGCATCCATATATGAAAAGTATCGGGATACATACTTGTCATATGGACAGGCCGAAATGACTCTCTTCTTTACACAGACTGTATACGGTCGAGAGGACGCGATGGAGATTATTGCTAGTTTTGTAGATGGATTGTAATTAAACCTCTCTTGTCTCTAATGCTCCTTGAGCTCCCTTCCAAGCAGGTGAAGTCTCCATGAAATCGAATGTGTATGTACCATCAGTACTCGTTTCTTCGAATTGGGGGGTTGTTCTATTATTTCCACTTCCATCCTTTATTTGAATATATCCACGTAAACGATCTTTTACAGCCACACCTCGATCAACAGTTGAATCAGTGGGATGTTTAATAACAATTTTATGAATATTTTGCACCGATCCTAAATCGATTTCAAGCCAATCTTCTTTATTATCACCCAAACTATGATACATAGTATCTGTGTTAACATCAAATGCCTTCCATGCCATATAATTTGGATCCTCTGTATCAGCATTAGGTTGAACATAAACAGATGAAGAAGTAGCTTTTATAGGTGCCACACTGGCTATATTCTTACCGTCACCGTCGTATACTTCGAGTTCTATAATATTAAGTGAATATGCCGTATCAGCGCGGTATGGGTGACCCTGCCATAGACGCACATATCTACCAGGTACACTACTCCCACCCGGAACATCGTCTGGGTCGGCCGGGTCGTCATCATCAGCTGAGGATTCCTCATCATCAGCTGGGGATTCGTCTGGGTCGGTTGAGTCATCACCACCAATAGATAAAAATGATGAAATACAACAGACACTAAGACACATTACCAAAAATATAAAAATTCCCTGATTTGGATCCATTGTATATTACTTTAATTAAAGAAAAAAAACGTCTATATATTAATGTCTACATGTGGTGTATGTTGTGAAAAATTCAACAAGATAAATCATAAAAAAGTTGAATGCCCCTTTTGTGATTTATCAAGTTGTCGCTCATGTAGTCAAAGATATATACTTTCTTCATTTGAAGACCCACACTGTATGGGTTGTAAAACTCCTTGGAACCGTGAATTTGTAGATTCATTTTGTACAAAGTATTTTCGAAATACAGAACTCAAACGACGTCGTGAGGTCGTACTATTCGAAAGAGAAAAAGCACGAATGCCAGAGACACAACCCGAGGTTGAGAGAATTCTTCAAATGAGGAAACTAAGAATCATACTAGATACTCAAAGATCACAACTATTAGAACTACATCATAGACATCAGAATAACCCTATAATATCGATAGAGATTCGAGATCTCTATAGAGAGATGGAAAATGTGTGGAGACATATAGAACAACTACGTACAAATGGGGTTGATCACGGACAGACATCATTTGTCCGCCAGTGTCCACACGAGGAATGTAAAGGTTTTTTGAATGAAAATTGGTATTGTGGATTGTGTGATAAACACTATTGTAAGAAATGTAACGAATTACTCACAGATGATCATGAATGTGATCCACAAACTGTCGAAACAATGGAACTTTTAAATAGGGATAGTAAATCATGTCCGAAATGTGGTACAGTTATTTATAAAACGAGTGGGTGTGCACAGATGTGGTGTACAAGTTGTCATACAGCTTTTGACTGGCGAACTGGTCAAATAGAAACTGGGCGTATACATAACCCCCATTTCATAGAGTTCAAAAAGAAGACAATGTCATCTAGAGAACATGGGGACATACCATGCGGTGGTACACCAACATTTAGAGAGCTTAGATCAGTTGGTGCATCGAACAAAATACTCTCATTTGCTATAATTGTATACCAATGTGAGCGTGATTTAATGTTTATGGATCTTCAACCCCCAGATAATCTACAACTTAGAATATCTTACATGTTAAACGAGATGAGTGAAGAGTATTTCAAAACGATACTTCAACGACAAGAAAAGTTTCTAGATAAGTCAAGAGATATCTCACAAATATTTGAAATGATATCTAATACAGGTGGAGATCTTCTAAGACAATATATACTTGATCAAGAAAAACACGATGAAATATTCGGAATCATAGAAAAACTCGTCGATTATAGTGATGAAATATTTACTGTAATTCGTAAAAGATATAATTCTGCATTTCCTAGAAAATTAATTCTATGAATACAGTAAGATGGTCATTCTATTGTTCCTCATTGTATTATTGGTGTACCTACTTCCCACATATCCCAAACCGGTGGTAATCGAAAATTTTTTGAGTGAAAATGAGCGTATCCATATTAAACAAGAAGCAAAAAGCAAATTGCAAGCATCAACTGTAGATAAGGATAGAAGGGTTGATGAACAAATACGAAAAAGTGAGACAGCTTGGTTAAGCACTGAAGACCCTATTGTTAGAAGTGTCGTAGAACGATGTGTCAGTCGTACAGATAGACCGATCGAAAATTGTGAACAACTTCAGGTTTTACGGTACAAAGAGGGTGGACACTATAATCCTCACCAAGATGTCTTCTATCAAGACAAGAATAAGAGGTTGTACACTTTCATCATAGCTCTCAATGATGAGTATGAGGGGGGTGAAACAGCTTTCCCATATCTAAATGAAAAATATAAACTCAAGGCTGGTGATGCGCTCTTTTTTCACACATTGGATAACTATGGATTGGATACGACCGATGCTTTACATGGTGGGCAACCTGTAAAGTCCGGGGAGAAATGGGTTTGTAATTTATGGGTGCACAAGCATCCTTATTAAAGAATTGTGTGGTAAATGTAGTAATGTTTAATGTATATCAAGAACCAGTTGTGATTAAAAATT